TTATGTCAGTTGTGAATTGGTCTGTTAAGTAATACTTGCCTGCTTTAGTGCTGTGCCATACAAGACCAGTCTTGCCACAGTTGTTGCAGGTGGTTATTTTTTTGCTGTTCATTACTTGCCTTCTAACGCATTGACTAGTGCAACTGCTTCTTCAATTGACTTAACACAGTTTGAATAGCCAACAGGAACAATCTGATCTGCAAACAATTCAACAACTTTGTAAAAACGATTGATACCAGTTTCATTGTTTGTGTTGTTCTTGGTTGATACAAGGCTTGCACTGATGCTTACAGAAAAATTATTCACTGTGTTTGCACCATGTGTCATATAGAACTTTGCCTTCAATGACTTTGGCAATGTTGCAGCAAATGCTTCACGCTCTTGTTCTGTTGCAAATCCTGTGTAGAAACTGAAATGGTGGATATTGCCACCATTGATTGCCATATCAAGTTTGATTGTTGGTGCTGTGTTTGTGTTCATACAGAGATTATAAGCACATCTGATACCCATGCGCAAGTACCTTATTGAAAGGCTTGTGCCATAAGGGTTTCAGCGTAAAGCCACCTGAACCTGTGCGTAACCTGCCTGCCAGCATCATCAACCCATGTCAGCACCCAAAGCCCATCAGAACCTAGTTCAGTGATCTGGTGCGTTCTGGTGGCTATATCAGCCCATCTGCGTGCGAACACCACGCCACACTTCTGCGCAATAATGCTGGTCTGGTGGTTGTGCATACAACTACTGCTAATCACCATGCCATTCAGAATGGCGTGTGCTGACCATCTGCCATCTGTGCAACGCACTGATATGCCCACAGTTGTAATCATTGATACCTAGTCAAAGCTGCTGTAATGCGTTGCGCAATCCATGTTGCCACTGGTGATACAACACCATTGCCACACATCTTGTAACGCTGTGAAGATGGTGTTTCTTTACCATCAGCCCTAAAGCGTGTGTGATCATCAGCCCAGCCCATTAAGCGTTCACATTCAATGTGTGTCATGTCTCTGGCTAAACCATCAACGATTAGTATTGGCACATTTGTTTTATTGAACATTGTTGCGCTAAGTGTTGGGCTAATGCCATTTGCGTATGCTCTGACATCACCAATCCTGTTGCCATCAATCACTAATGGTTCTACTGGCTGCGTTCCTTCAAAGCTTTGGTTACTTCCTGCACAATTACCTGATTGTCTCTGTTGCCATTTCTCATCATTGGTACTAATTGTTTTGGTAGGTAACCCAATATGCGTTTGGCTGTTGTTTTTGACAGCAAGAACTTGTTGTTCACCTGTGATGGTGGTTGCAGAATCCCAGATAGCAACAACAAAGATTCTTCTTCTTCGCTGTGGGATTCTGAACCACTGGCTGTCCAGCACTCTCCATTCAATGTGATCACACCTTGCGTTTGCCATTTCCCGTAGAACTGTCTGAAAGTCATCACCATTGTTGCTAGAGATTGCCCCTGCGACATTCTCCCAAATAGAGATAGTTGGGTAGGTTGCATTAGTTGCTTCTCTCATTTCTTTAATTATTCTGATGCCTTCAAAAAACATTGATGATTTGTTGCCATCAAGCCCAGCACGATTACCTGCATTAGATAAATCTTGGCATGGTGAACCCCATGCGATTACATCAACAGGTGGTAAGTCTGCACCATTCACCTGTTGCACATCTTGCCATTTGGGAACATCAGCCCAATGGTATTTCAATACTTGCTGGCAGTGTTTGTCCCATTCAACTTGAAACTTGCAGTGCCAACCTGCATTTTCTAAACCTGAATCAAAGCCACCAGCACCACTGAATAGGCTTCCAAATGTAATTGGCTGTTGATTAGTCATGTTTGATTTTGCTGATGTGGCGTTTGATTTTGTTGATGGCTGGTGAATCAAGTGTCGGTGAACACCAACCCCATGCTTCTAGGCAATCTAGGAAAGAACACCAATCAATGTTTTCTGTTGCGCTGAAGAACCCATCAAACACTTCTTCTGCTGCTTGCAAGCATTCTGGTGTGACATCAGATGCTGTGATGATTGTGATTGGTTCTGTGTTCATTGTCCTTCGTACCATTCTTTTGTTGTGCAATGTGCTACATCATGTGAATAACAGATTGCGTTGCCATCTCTTGCAATCCATACAAGATCATCATCAAATGCGCCATAGTTGCCTATGTACTGTTCTGAATCATTTGCTTTAGTGATGGGCTTTTCTGTGATGGGTTGCGCACAGTAGTGGCATTTGCTGTGCTTCATTACTTCATTGCCAATCTGATAACTGCGCAAATTGCAAGTTCTGCATCATGTTTTGTTTTGTATGTGTATGTTCTGCATTCAATGCCACGCAAATCTATTACACGCCAACATTTGTCATCAGCACTAACTATGCGTTCAATTGGGAACATTGATATATCTTTGGTTTCCAGAATTAACTGGTTGATTGGTGTGTGTTGTTTTTTCATAACCCCATCATAAGCACAACTGATAACCAGATGCAAACACCATGCGCAAACCCTTATCTGGCAAAGGTTTCAGGATTGGTCATAGTAGGCAGCCAGTGCAGGTGCGATTAGTTCAGCCCATACAGACAACTTGACCATCACTAGCCCATCAGACCACCCATCAGGCATTAGCACTGCTCTGGTGGGCTTGCGCAGGCTTCCATAGTCAGATTGGTTAGATAACACTTGTGCTTCTATGCGTAGCCACGCTGTTACTGCTGGTTGTATTTGCTTGCCTGCTTTTACTTCATTAGCAAACAATGAATCTTGCCAGTTTTCTTCATTGGCATCACCAAACTTGTTTGATGGTTTCACACCTAAAGCTTTGCGTGCTGTGCGCTGCTTGTTCAAACCTTTGCGCCGATTCCTAGCACCCATGCAACGCTTGCATACACAGCCACGCACATGACGCTGGTTGGTTATGTTGCCAAACAGTTCACACCCACATGGGCATTCACCTTTGCGTGCTGTTTCTTCTTCTGTCATTCACCAAGTGTAGAACATCACTTGTGATTCTTCAGTTGTGTTGCGCAGGCAATTATGCGTGAATCTGTGATGTTGCCATTACTGATCTGTTCAATCACCAGTTCTAATAAGCGTTGTAGTTCTTTGCGCTTACGCCCAGCCACAGTAGAAGCAGGTTCATCAATGCGTTCAGAAGCTTCATACTTGTAACGCTGATCTGAATGCACATACACATGGCACCTGTTGATTTTTGTGCGCAACATAAACACAACACCATTCTGGTGAAGGATTGACAACGCACCAGATGATTGCCCATGATGCAGATTCAATAAATCACCTACCTGTTTATAAGTTAAACCTTCTGGGTGCAGTGAAAGAGTGTGCAGTATCTGTCTGGCACGCTTGATGGCTTTACCACTGGTTGCTTCTTTCTTGGCTGCTTTGCGATAGGTGTAGTCATAGTGGCTCTTATCCCTGTGGCGTTGGCGTTGTGTTTCTCTGTTTGTTTCGCATTGATCACAGCGTGATGGGTTGTGGTGCAGCACGCCACAGGTCAGGCAGGTGCGTGGTGGTCTAGGCATGGGGTTCTTTTTTAATGGTGGTCATTTTTAATTCAGGCTGCTTCTTCTTCATTGGTTAGTTGGTAAAACGCAGCACCAAAGATTTCTGATGGGTGATAACCAAACTTGATGCAGTAATAGTCAGCCCAATACACATCAATGCCATTCTTCTGCCATTGCTGGCGTTTGTTTCTGTGTACTTCAGCAAGGTTGCCTGTGGCTTCTAAGCGTTCCAGTAGTGGTGTTGGGTCTAGGCGCAACTTAACTTCATCACTGGTTTTACGGTATTTCTTTTGTTGTGCGTATCTCGCTGATCTGCATATGTCGCACCTGCAGCCCCTGCGTGTGTACATGGATATGCCATGTTCTGTGATGTCTTTGGGTAGTGATCCACGCCCACGCTTGATTGTTGTGCTGTCTGTGTTTGTCATGTTGTTTTGTTTCTCATTACTGCTACCCATTCTGAATGAACAGGTGCATCTGGGTTGTCTGGGTTTGGTTCTGGTGGTGTTGGCATCAGTGTTGGTGTTGTGATGGTTTTACCTTTGGCATCAACTGTTGTGATGTTGTGTCGGTACCAGCGTTCCATGCGTGCATTTCTCATTGTTGTATTTCTTTCTTTTTATAATCCACACATACCTTCACATTCCATGTCAAACAAAGACCAGATACCCTTTTCATCATTGGTGCGCAGATCTACTTCATCTAGTGGCAAGCCTGACCTGTGCAGATAAACCTTGCCATTAAACCTTTCAACCAGATGTTCATTGGTGCGTAGTTGCTTATCAAATGAAACAGCATCAGCCCATTCTTTAGGCTGCTCTTTAAGTAATCGCCATTCTTCTTGGCTCTTGAATGGGCAACCAATGCAGGCACTGCGTGGTGGTTTATCAAACCCATGTTCTTTGCACCACTTCAGGCAATCTTGGCGTGTCATTCTTAAATCAATCAGTGGATATTCATTCCTTAGCCAATCAAATGCAGGATCACGCATACGCTGTGATTCATCAAGGCTTATACCAATCAGTGTGGTTATCAGATGTTCTTTAGATCGTTGGCGTGGCACTAAACCTGCAAGTTCTCTTTGTTTCTTCATCAGTGGTGCAATCTTGTATTCACTGGTGCATTGCCTGCGCACCATGCCCATTTTGCCTTCTTGATCTTTAACAAAGAATGGTGGGTTGGCATATCTTCCACCTTCAGGATTCAGCGCATCAGCACGCAGATTCCCTGCTGTGACCTGATGAAACGGTATGTTTGCTTTTTCCATCAGCACCTTCAGTTTGTCTAAATGGGCATATACATTTTCTGGTTCCCAACCAACATCAGCAAACACCACATGATCAGCCATTTCAATCTCTCCTTCTAGCATCATTAAAAGTAATGTTGTTGATTGAACACCTGCGCCCAAACTTAAAACCCTGATTGGTTTAGTTGTCATTGTTGCCTTCTTTTTCTTTGTGTGTGTGTGGGTATGAACATATACATTCATGTATCAACTGTTCACACGCTTTGCAGCGTTCTGGTGTGCTGGTCATTTCTTATCTGCCCCAAACACATAGCCAACTGCTATGCCCATGAAAGCACCAAAGCAGTAATACAAAACATCACGCCATTCAGAACCCAGATGAATTACTACTTCAGCAATCATTGGTTCTTCAGCCATTCTTCTATCTGTTCAACAGCGTTGGGTTCAATGTTGAGAATGTCCCAGCCCACAGCCATCTTTTGAAACTTGATGAAGGTTGTATATCGGCTGATCTTGCGTGCATAAAACGCAGCACGCCACGCAATGAACGCAAAATCAGTTGCATCAGGTGTTGCTAGGTCACCCATTCTTTTACCTGTGTGTTCTTCCCATTCAGTTAGAACCTTCAGTGTGATTGGCGCATCAAAGGTTGCACCATCAAGGGTTGTTATTTGACACATCAAAGCCACTGATGATCAGCGTTTCTTTGGTTGCAGTTTGTTCCAGCGTAACTGGCACGCTTTTTCTGATCTGCCAAGAGTGTTGGCAATGCCAGACATATCAGTACCAGCAAGTTTCAGTTTGCGTAACTGCTGATCTTCTTTCTTTGTCCAGCGTGCGTTGGCGTTCTGGCTGGCAGTGCGTGTGCGCTTGGGTGGGTTGCTGCTGGTAACAATGTTGTTAATAACTGGTTTGCTGATGTTGGTGATTCTGGCAAGGTTGTAAATGTAGGTTTGTTCTACATCTTCTAAAGCATCAAAGCGTTCTTGTTCCCAAGTGTGCAATGGCAGGTTGGCTGCCATCTTGGTTGATATCAGTGATCTTGTAATCATTGATGTTTGATGTTGCAGGGTTGCAATGTCTCGCAAAGCTTTCATCAGGCTTGGTGTTGTGGTTTGTTTTTTCTTGAACATGGTTCTTTCTTTCTTCTCTATTGGGAGATCTTGTGCTTGATGGCTTTGTGCATTGTGCAGCCCCAATCAACTACCAGATCAAAACGATCTGGGTGAAAGTGTTGTGGGTTTTGTTCTGCTGTGTTCATGCGTGGTGTTAGCACTGCGCTGAACCTGTCAAGGATTGCTTCTGGCATTAATGGCATCAGGTGTTCTGATAGGCGCATCAATTGGTATTGGGTTTTGTAGTTGATGATGTTTGGTTTGTTGGTTTTCATTATTTGGTTTCCTTTGTAAGTTCTTGTACTGCTTGATTGGCTTGCCACAATTGTTCTAAACGCCTAGCACGCTCTGATCCAAGATAATTCTTTAGTGCGTCAAACCTGCGTTGTGCTTCTGCCTGCTGTTGCAGTGCATCAGCAAGTGTGATGATTGGTTGTGTGTTCATTGCCAGATCTTTCTGTGTTTGTGAATGGCTATAGCCAGAATGGTTAGTACCAAACTGATTGTGATTATGTCTGTCATTGGTTGGTTTCTTTCTGTGCTTTTCTACGGGCTTCTTTTGATCTATGTGAAATCAATCGTGCATAGGCAATGGCTTGCGCTCTTTCTGCGCTGCGCTGCGCTTGAAATAATCTCTGTTCTGGCGTTTTTTCTTTTTTCATGGTTGCTGTCTTTCTATTGGTTGGGTGTGTCAGATTGATGATGCTGATTGTTGAAGCACATAAGTTTTTGCTGCTGCCAGATCAGGGAACCATTTTGAATTGGGGCAATTGCGTGCAGTTCTTGTTTGTGTTTGATTGTTCCAAACCAGCCACAGTTCATTGATTCTCAAAATGTTGAAATGTCCTGCAACATAGTTGCCAGCCTTTATGCGTTTGATGGTAATCATCAGAACTGCCAGCCATCATTGAACTTGACCTGCAACGCTTGAATCTCACCAGTGATGGCAACTGATTGCTTGCCAAGAGTACGCACCAGCGCAACAGCATCATCTGTCAAATCATCAGCAGATAACAATTCATCAATCTGTGCTTTGATTGCATCACGCTTTGCAACAAGTATGCGTGCTGCATCTGCTGCTGCTTGAAAACCCTGTGCAATCTCTTGCTGTTCAGGTGTCAAGCATTGGTGCGCTGGTCTGATGGTTTTAATTGTCCTGCCACCATCATTGGTTATGTCAGTTGTGAATTGGTCTGTTAAGTAATACTTGCCTGCTTTAGTGCTGTGCCATACAAGACCAGTCTTGCCACAGTTGTTGCAGGTGGTTATTTTTTTGCTGTTCATTACTTGCCTGCCTTAATTGCTTTGTATTCATCACGACTGATTGTTACTTCAGTGAACTTGCCATTGACAGCACGCACTACGAAGTAGTTGCCTGACCAATCACCATACGCATTGTTGGCTTCTTTTTTGATGGTGTCATCAATGTATTGCTGTGCTTGCTTCAATGTCTTAAATGGATTCTTGGTGTTGTGTCCATCAACAATCCATTGCATAGGGTTGAGATTCACATACGCATTGCTGTTTTTAATTTCATTTGACCTGCGTATCTCAATGCCATTGTGCGTAACTGTTTTGGTGATGATTGGGGCTGGTGTGTTTGTGTTCATACAGAGATTATAAGCACATCTGATACCAATGCGCAAGTACCTTATTGAAAGCCTTGCTGCGTAAGGGTTTCATCAAACAAAGATAGTTGGCGTTGGGTACCAATTACTTTTGTGGGTAGGTCTTCTCCGGACACGCCAACAATGGCATTCAGTATCTCTTCACCCAATTCATAAGGGATCATAGATCTTTCTTTTGGGTTCTTTAACCCTTGTGTGCCTGTTCGGGAACCTCTAGGTGCTGCCACATGGCATGGCATACCTTGCTTACACGCTGGTCTTGGCAGCCAGTTAGAAACATTGCCCCATAGATCTGTGGGTTTCATTCTGGTATCACCATATTGGCAGTAGGTGACAGTGTGCCTGTGCAATCCTTCTACTGGTTTCAGTTTGCGTAACATTCCCACTGGATTTTCTATAAGGAAACCAAAGGTTGGTTGTGCATCTTCAATTAAAGAACGCACATGGAACACAAGTTTTTGGTTGTGTACTGCTGCTTCAGTTTTGGGTGTATTACCGTTGATGTTCTTTTCCCAATGTCTCCCGATTGAAGCCACACTGAATGCTGTGCATGGTGGTGATGCCCAAATGAAGTCAGGTGTTGCAAATGTGTCTTTCAGCCATCTGCTAGTTATCTGCATCACATCAATGGTGTGTATTGCGTTGTGTGATTCATCAATTTCAAATGTGATCACGGTATGCCCAGCATCTTTGAATGCTTGTGTGGCTGATCCGGTGCCAGCAAAGAAATCAAATATCAACATTGCTTGTTGATTTGTTGTGTGATGCGTTGCGCAATCCATGTTGCTACTGGTGATACAACACCATTGCCACACATCTTGTAACGCTGTGTTGATGGTGTTTCTTTACCATCAGCCCTAAAGCGTGTGTGGTCATCTTCCCAACCCATTAAGCGTTCATAATCTATTTCTGTGAACTTGCTAACGATCGTGGTTTCATCTGCATATTCTGAAACAACATAATGCCTTGCACCTTTTGCATCTCTAGCAACCAATGTGCCAACTGTGTTGATGTCTTCTTTCCACAGTGAGAAGCCATGATTATGAAATACCTTCATATCAATCAAAGTTGCCTGATCGGGGATTGATGGCTGTTGGCTGGCTTGTGAAGCAACTTTTTCTAGTGCCACCTGAAATTGCATTGGGATTGGTTTATCCCGATTGAATGCCCGATTGATTATTCCTTTGGCTGTTTTAGGTGTCAGCAAGTATTTGTTGTCCATCTGTGATGATGGTTGCAGAATCCCAGATAGCGATAACAAAGATTCTTTTTCTGCGCTGTGGGATTCTGAACCACTGGCTGTCCAGCAATCTCCATTCAATGTGATCACACCCTGCGTTTGCCATTTCCCGTAGAACGATCTGAAAGTCATCACCATCATTGCTAGTGATTGCCCCTGCGACATTCTCCCAAATAGAGATAGTTGGGTAGGTTTCATTTGTTGCTTTTCTCATTTCTTTAATAATTCTGATGCCTTCATAAAACATTGATGACTTCTTGCCATCAAGCCCCATGCGATTTCCGGAACTAGATAAATCTTGACATGGTGAACCCCACGCAATTACATCAACAGGTGGTAGGTCTGCACCATTAACCTGCTGCACATCTTCCCATCTAGGGATATCAGCCCAATGATGTTGCAGGACTTGCTGACAGTATTTGTCCCATTCAACCTGAAACTTGCAGTGCCAACCTGCACGCTGTAAACCTAAATCAAAACCACCAGCCCCACTGAAGAGGCTTCCAAATGTGATTGGCTTTTCATTAGTCATGGTTCTATTGGTGCTTGATCTTGTTGATGTGGCGTTTGATTTTGTTGATGGCAGGTGAATCCACTGTTGGTGAACACCAACCCCATGCTTCTAAACGATCAAGGAAAGACCACCAATCAATGTTTTCTGTTGGGCTAAAGAACCCATCAAATATTTCTTCTGCTGCTTGTAAGCAATCGGGTGTTACATCAGATGCAGTGATGATTGTTATTGGTTGTGTGTTCATTAGTCATCTTCCGATAGTGGTTCTGCATAGTAAGTAACCATGCGTGTGTTCTTGAATGCTTTTAGTGCTGCTTGTTCTGATGTTGCATCAACTACATCAACCATGCGTGTTCTGAAGTTGGTGAAGTCCCCATATCCATCACGCCAATCATTAGTTGTGGCTGTTGGCATGGTGCAATAGATCTTGTATGTGTTCATGTACCCATCATAAGCAGAACTAATACCCGAACGCAAACACCCTTTGCATACCCTTATCCGGAAAGGGTTTCAGGATTGGTCATAATAGGCAGCCAGTGCAGGTGCAATCAGTTCAGCCCATACAGACAACTTGACCATCACCAGCCCATCAGACCACCCATCAGGCATCAGCACTGCTCTGGTGGGCTTACGCAGGCTTCCATAATCAGATTGGTTTGATAACACCTGTGCTTCAATACGCAGCCACGCTGTAACTGCTGGCTGTATCTGCTTGCCTGCTTTCACTTCATTAGCAAACAATGAATCTTGCCAGTTTTCTTCATTGGCATCACCAAACTTGTTTGATGGTTTCACACCTAATGCCTTGCGTGCTGTGCGCTGCTTGGTCAAACCCTTGCGCCGATTCCTAGCACCCATGCAACGCTTGCAGGAACAGCCACGCACATGACGCTGATTGGTGATGTTGCCAAACAGTTCACACCCACATGGGCATTCACCTTTGCGTGCTGCTTCTTCTTCTGCCATTCAGCAAGTGTAGAACATCACTGATGCTTGTTCAGTTCTAATGCGCAGGCAATGATGTCGGGGTTTGTGATCGTGCCACTGCGCACCTGTTCCATCACCAGTTCTAATAACTGTTCTAGTTGTTTGCGCCTAAGCCCCGATCGGGTGGCAGCAGGTTTATCAATGCGTGCTGCATCTTCATATTTGTAACGCTGATTTGAATGCACATACACATGGCACCTGTTTATTTTTTTGTGCAACATAAACACCACCCCATTCTGATGAAGGATTGATAACGCTCCGGACGATTGCCCATGATGCAGATTCAACAAATCACCTACCTGCTGATAGGTCAAGCCTTCTGGGTGTTGCGACAGTAGGTGCAGTATCTCTTTGGCACGCTTGATAGATTTACCCGATCGTGCTTCTTTGGTGGCTCTTTCTTTGCTGGCTGGCTGCTCTACATAGCCTGCTGTGCCTGCGTAGGGCATTAGGTCATCATCTGATGGTTCTTCATCATCAAACAAGTTGGGCTGGTCACTGGTCATTGTGTGTCTCTCAACATTTGTGCTGCTAATTCTTGTGCTGCTTTGCCAATCGGGTTGGTGGCATAGATACCTGCTGCTTTGTCTTTCTCTCTTTGCTTGGCAAGTTCCAATGCGTACTGGTCAGTGCCTTTTCCGGAAGCACGATCGGATTGCCTATCGGCAGCATCAACAGCAGCATCAGTGTTCATGTCTATTGCTGCTTGCAACAGTTCAGAAGCCAAATCGCAAAGATCTTGTACTGACAGTGGCAGTGATTGCACAGCGTTACCGTTGTGCGCATATTCACCCAAGATCAGAAATGCTTTTGCGCCTAGCACTGTGCTGTAACTAGTGATTACTTCTATTGATGTGTTCATTGTGTTTTTGTCTTTTCTATCGTGGGTAGTACCCAATCAATCAGATGTTCTGCTTGGCGTTGAATGATGTAATCAACTGAATAACCCCATGTGGATACTTCATGGAATGAGATCCGGCATTTCCAGCGTTGCTGCCACACTTCACGCAGGCACTGGTAAAACTCTTTTGAATGCACATCACGCTTGCTGTTACCAGTGTGCTTTGGTGGCACTGCGCAGTGCGCAAGTTCATGCGCTAACACTTCCCACACACGCTTGCTTCTGCTTATGGTTTGATCACAATCAACATTTACTTGAATGCTGTTTGAATAAGCGTGACCATATTGCCTGCCACGATTCTGCGCACGCACGATCGTAATCATGGGCAATGGTCTGCCATTGTGATATGGCTTCATCAAACGCCAAATGCGTTCTGCTTCTTTGTTAATCATCTTGACACGCAGCGCATCAATGCGTGCTTGCTCTTTCACAGGTGCATTATTTTTGCTGATAGTTGCACGCTTGGCTGCTGTCTTTTTCTTGGTGGTTTCTTTCTTTGCTTCACGCTTCTTTTCTAATGCTGGCGCAATGCGTTCAACAAGCACACCTGCCTTTGATGAACATGGCAGGCAGTACCTGCGCACATCATTCTTGCGTGGCTTGGTTGGTGCGATCACACCTGTGTTGCAGTTCGGGCATTTCCATCTGGCGTTCATTATTTGCCAGCCTTGTTGGTTTGTTCCAGCACATAAGTTTTTGCTGCTGCGAGATCAGCAAACCATTTTGAATTGGGGCAAAAGCGTGCAGTTCTTGTTTGTGTTCTTCTGTCCCAAACCAGCCACAGTTCATTGATTCTTAAAATGTTGAAGTGTCCTGCAACATAATTGCCAGCCTTCATGCGCTTGATTGTGTTTGTGTTCATACAGACATTATAAGCACAGGTGATACCCGAACACAAGTACCCTGTTTAAGCCTTGCTGGGTAAGGGTTTCATAATCCTAGAAACCCTATCCAATGGGAAACTGCGCCAGCGTTCCCTGCCAGTAGTGCCACCAAAACAGCACACAGAGCCATCAGCATTCAAGCCCCGATAAACAAACTTGCCACGCAAACCATTCACAGTGAAACAATCACCATCACTGATTTCAGGCAATGAGAAACTTGCCATCTGAACCCATAACAATTTCTGCTTCACCTTTGCGCACTGACAACAGCGCATCAATTACTTTCTTAGCAACTTGTGATGACATACCAGTAATTCCGGAACCAAACTGATCTATCAATAGTTGTTCATCACATTCTGTTTGATGCAACAAGTTGTTGATGAAGTTTGTTTGTGCTTCAGTTATCAATCCACCTGATGTTTTGGTTGCTGGTGATGCTGCTGGCTTTTTTATTTGTGCAGCCTGCTGTGGTCTTTCAATTCGTGTTTGTTGTTCACGCTGTGGTGCGTCTTGCGCCGATCGTTCATAAGTATCTGAATCGGGGTCTGCTTCATCAGTTGGTAAGCACAGTGTTTGTAGCAGTGCTGTTCTGAATGCAACGCTGTAAGCCTTTGCTGTGGCTTTGTCACCACTGTCCATAGATTCTGCACTGACAGTTGCAGCAACATTTGATCCGTCCGGTGCGTAGAAGGTGTAGGTGATTGTGATGCGTGCGTGTCCCATCACTGTTCTGTTCTGCCCCACCTGCACAGATTCATAATCACTGGTGATTACTGTTGGTACTACAACAACGCCATGCTTACGCAACGCTGGTGACACAGCATTAATCACAGCATCAATGCCCCTAAAATTAAACTTTTGGTGGCTGTTGAAATCACCTTTCTTCACTGCACCTGCATCTGTCATTACTTGTGTCAGCAGGCTATAGATCTGTGGCTGTGTCATCACACTGCACCTTTCACTGTGCGCATCACTCTGAATGATGATGTTTTGGTGAACTGGTTTGCCATGTCTGGGTGTGCATCATTGAATGCTTTGCTGTCAAATCGGCTGGTTGATTGGGCTTTGAATGTCAATACCTTTTGACCATCAATGCTGGCTGTTTCATGGTCACGCATAAGATTGGCTAGTTGGTCTTTCAATCGGGCTTCAAGATGTTCTAGTTCTTTCAACGCTGCTTTGGCTGCGTTCCATTCCATAATCAGTGATAGTGCTGCACTGTCTAGTTCAAGTTCCCCGATTGGCTGTGGGTGCAGTAGTGATACCTGTGCATAGTTCAATGGCACATCTTCCGGAAGTTTGTCTGCATCAATGGATTCACAGAACGCTGTAACCCTTTCAACCATCAGTTCAATATCATTGTTGTGGCGTTCAACATTAAACATACTGATACGCAGTTGCCTATCAAGCACAACAAAAGTAACCAGTTCAGCATCACTGCAAAACATCTGTGCTTGTGCTTGCCAATACCATTCAGGCAGGCACAGATCGTTTGCAAGCCATTTGGTAGTGGTCTTGCATTCAATCAAACGCCCATCATCAGCAAGCCCATCAAGCGTGGCTATCAACCTGCCATTTAGGTACATCACTTCAGGTGTTTCAACTTGCAGGTTTAGTTCTTCTTGCGCTGCTGTAATCAATCCGGATTCAAGCCATGTGCCACGCTTCATTGCTTCATTCTGTTCACGCACTATGGGTGGCTGCATTTTTTCTATAGCCAGATCAATGATGTTCTTGTAGTCATTGCAACCCATGATGCTTGATACTTCTGATGCGCCCACAATGGTTTGCCCATCATGCTTGTGGCGTGTCTGCAACCATTCAAGGCTGCCATGTGTGGGTTTAGTTATTTTCTTCATGTGATCACTATGGCATATGGGTGTGTCATACTTGAAACCCACAAATGCAAAAACCCTTACTGAACTAGCCAGCAAGGGTTTTCACATGAACAAACATAACAACGCTTTAGCGAAACCATGCAGATGATGATGGTACCACCTAGAGTGTGAAACCCACATGAAAGAACAAACATGACACAAAGAATCACTGCTGATAATTATTTTTCAATAGTGCCTGAATGGGTTTTATATGCT